GTTTCGTGATGGAATTTTCGTTGCCCGTTTCGGGCCGTCCGTCCGAGGCCGTTTTGCCTTGCCCCGTCCGGCAATGCCAGTATACCGCCACTGGACGGTGTCTCTTCGTACGCGCGAGGCAAGGCCTGGAATCCTGCAAATTGCAACGGTTTCGGCGTGTTATGATGTATAGGGAAAAAGGCAGAAAAAATGGTGGCGGAAATGGGTAAAAAAAGAGTCGGGAACAGAACAAATCATGACCCCGAACGGATGGAACAGGCAGGAAAAATGTTCGCGTCCATGACGGAGCGATACAAGCAGGAAATTGACACGTATAAGAAGTTCGCGGCGGCCCGTAGAAGCAGGCGAAAATATACGCAGGAATATTTGGGCACGCTTTATGCGCGATTAAAGGAATATGCGGGCGATTGTGAGCGTACACGCGCACCAATGACGGTCGCGGGCCTGTTGCTTGCGCTGGGCGTAGATAGAGAGACGTGGAGCAGGGCCAAGGCCGGTGAACTGGACTATCTGCTGGAAGAGTTCGTTGACTTGAACGGTGTACAGGAAGAAGACGTGCACGAGTACGAAGGCATGCCCGCTCTCGTACGCGCGCATGAAGGCACGTGCGAAAATAATAACGCGCACGCGAAAGACACGCGAGATATTAACGCGCGCGAGGACGCGGAAGACGTTGTGGAAGGCGTTGTACTGCTCATACCGTATAGTGAGTTTGCCGAAAAATGCACGCTTCTCCTGCAAGACCAGCTCGAGCGCAACTGCTACACGAACAAGGGCAATCCTGCGGGTTCTATCTTCAGCCTCAAGGCGCAATTCCAATGGCGCGAGGACGATGCACCACAACATCTAGTGCAACAGCTTGTTATCGCGGACTCGGAGCAGGCGCGCAAGGCCATCGGAATGCTCACAAACGTTGAAAAATAGCCATTTGGAAGAATTTGCTATTATGCCGTAAATGGGCATTATCGGAAGAGTTCGGCCCTGCGCACGCGCGCGAAGGTTAATCCCGCGCACACGCACGCGATAGACTGACGCGCGCATATACCCGCACATCCGCCCACCCGCACATGTGAGAGCGAACGCGAGCGGAAGAGGATGGGAGAGGTAGGGAGGTAGGGACGGCTGGACGGCTTTCCGTTCCTCAGCCTCGGCGGCGGCTGGCAGGCAGGCACGCCACTCCCCCATCGGGTACGGGGTATATATATATTGTGGTGTGGTGAGGGCACCGCGCGCGCATATTCAATTAAAAATCTGCATAAAAACACGCAAAAGTCATAAAAATCCCCGAGGAAATACCTTGGGGAGTGCATAAACGATGAATAAACGGTTAGAATATGCACTTTGGTGGTGCAAAATGCCGCCAAAGTCAAGGGACTGGTACAGGAAAGTATTGGCCTCCCCAATCGGGCGGGGGTACTTTTTATCAGAGGAGTCCCAGTAAAAATTTGCATAAGTTATAGTTTCCGCACGAAACTATTCTTATTTTCTTCTTTCTTTCACCTCGCCCCTTCGGGGGCATCGTTGGGGGTTCGTTCAATGGCAGGACACGGGACTTTGATTCCCGATATCGTGGTTCGAATCCATGACTCCCAGCCAAATATGATAGCGTAGCTCAGTTGGTAGAGCGGTTGGCTGTTAACCATCTTGTCGTAGGTTCGAATCCTACCGTTATCGCCATGCGCAAAGCCGTGCGCAGATTTACGTATAAGGCACCCAAAGGTCTTAGCGTGTCGCCGGAGGTATGCGGCGTAAGTTCATATCTTGCCGCCGAGGGACGGTAAAAATATCCCTCACCGGGTTTAACATTTACACAACTCCTTTCTTTGGGGGTGTCTTTATAAGGCATCCCCCAAAAAATTTTTTGGACTAAAAATGGCAAGACGAGGAAGACCGAGAAAAAACGCCGTACAGGAGGCGTACACACAGATGGCACAGGGGATGTACAAGGCGTACTGTCTCTATGTGCACAATCTCGATTATTTCTCCAATCCAAATGCCAAAGAATCAGACATGAAGTGGAAGCCCTCAAGGTTTCACCAAGACTTATGCGACAGAGTGCAGGAGTTCATCGAAAAACCCACCGACGAGGCCTATGAGATTATGATAATCAACACGCCTCCGCAACATGGCAAAAGTACCACCATAACAGAGACCTTGTTATCTTGGTACATAATGAAGCACCCCGATAATTCCGTTATCCAAGTTTCCTACGGAGACGACCTTGCGGAAAGATTCGGAAAAAGAAATCTAGAGAAAGTGAAGGAATTTGGAAATCTGTTTGGTGTAGAGGTTGACCCCAAGAAGGCCACCTCAAGAGAATTTCAGATTCTTAATCATAAAGGCAGAGTAATTTCTAAAGGTATCGGTTCCGGTCTGACCGGACACTCGGGACACCTAATCGTGATAGACGACCCTGTGAAGAACAGAGAGCAGGCCGACTCTGAGAGGACAAGAGATTCTATTTGGAATGAGTTCCAAGACTCCATCCTTACAAGAACCCAAGCTGGTTCCAAAATCATTCTGATTATGACCCGCTGGCATGAAGACGACTTGGCAGGAAGAATCCTTGAGAGGATGAGCGATGTCGTCACCTACGTCAACTATGAGTGCGAGTGCGAATCAGACGATGACCCTTTAGGCAGAAGAAAAAGAGTCGTTCATGAAGACGGTACAGTCGAAATGGGCGAGGCTCTCTGCCCTGAGATTGGCAAAGGGGAGAAGTGGCTGAAACAGTTCAAGGCCGCCTATATCGCCGGAGATTTGGCCGGAGACCTTGGCGGCGGCGGAATCCGCTCTTGGGAAGCTCTATATCAAGGCCATCCCACCGTTGAAGAAGGTAACATCCTTAAAAAGGCATGGTGGAAGAGGTATTCCATCAAGGAATACACCGAAGGGAAGTTAAGGTTCGACCAGCTTATCTTATCTGTCGACGCCACCTTCAAAGACGGCGAGAAAAACGACTTTGTGGCTATTGAGGCTTGGGGAAGAGTCGAAAACAGGATGTATCTTGTTGATTTGGTCAACGAGCACCTTGATTTTCAGCAGACCGTAAGAAGAATCAGACTCATGATAACCAAACACTACCATATGGGAGCTGTTTACATAGAGGACAAGGCCAACGGCCCTGCTATCATGAGCGTCTTGAGGCATGAGATACCCGGCATCATCCCTGTTGCGCCGGATGCGTCCAAAGAGGCTCGTGTAAACGCAGTATCTTTCGTTATCGAAGCGGGTAACGTATACATACCTACTACGGAATGGGGCGACAAGTTCATTGAACAGTGCGCAAAATTCCCGAATGACAAACATGACGACATGGTTGACGCTATGTCACAGGCTTTGAGCAAGCTGATTTACTCAAAACGCGGAAGAATCATAAGAGCAATCAAAGAGACAACCTCAAGCTGGAGCCTTCCGCATGAGAAACCGAAGAAGAGAGTGGATATAGGAGGCAGGATTCGTGCTATTTAACGTGATTTTGGTTTTACTGGTGATTTACACCATGGCAACTCCGTTTTTCTACGTACAGGCCATCAAATTCGGCATGAGAGTTTGGGATGAGCCGGATGAGGTCAAGGAAATGACGACCTTTCACCTCCCGAAGAGGAAAAAAGAGCCGAAGATGACCCCGAGTGAACAGAGAACATATCAGATTTTACAGAACATAGACCGTTATGACGGCACATCGAACGGTCAAAAGGAGATTAAGGTAAATGGACTCTAAGTTTTGGAGACGATATGAGAAGGGCAAGGACTATTTAGACACCAAAGACCTTCTGAATCGTACGAATAAGTGCTGGAATTTCTTTGTTGGAAAACAGTGGGAAGGTGTAGAGACAGACGGCGAGGAATTGCCGTTTTTTAATTACATCCATCCTAATGTCATGAGAAAAGTAACCACCATTTATACGAACAGAATGGCGGTCAACTACTCAGATATGGACGGCAGAGAGGATTTACAGCCGATTTATACGAAATTAAGTCAGATGTTCTCGGCTAAATGGGAAAAGGCCAACGAGGACACCCTTTGCAGGAAGACACTTAAGCATGGAGCTATCACCGGAGACGGATATCAATATTTCCCGACAGGGGATGTTGAGGACGTTCAGATGCTCAACATCACAGATATCCTGTTCGGAGACGAATCTGAGCCGAACATCCAAAGACAGCCCTATGTAATCATACAGGAAAGACGTTCGGTCGCAGAAGTCAAGGAAATGGCAAGGGCAAACGGCATCTCGGAAGAGGAAATCGCCCTTATCAGACCGGACAGAGACACCGAACACACATTGGGTAACATTGATGAAGTGCAGTCTTCCGATTCTTCGGACTCCACAAAGGTCACGATGATTACCCACTTCGAGAAGAAGAGGGAGCCAATCACCAAAGCCGTATGGGAAAACGGCGAGGGAACGCTTGTAGAGACCGGAGAAACGAGAGAAGTAGTTTGGGTTGCCAAATGCACAAAAGACTGCGTAATCGAAGAAGAGAGGCCCATAACCGGCACGCCTTCGGAGATGGATATCTTGCAGGGAAGGCAAGGAAGGGCATTGAGCCGCTATCCGATTATCAAGTTTAGCTGGGAGGAATTCCCTAACGACGCAAGAGGCGTTTCGCAGGTCGAAGGGCTTATTCCTAATCAGATTCTTATAAATAAGACGCTGGCAAGGCGTTCAATGACTACGAAGAACACGGCCTACCCGAGAATGGCCTATGACGAGACTATGGTCTCGAACCCCGACGACTTGATGAAGGTTGGTATGCCTATTGCTGTCACATCCGGTGGTGCTCAGAGCGTAAACCAAGCAGTATCATACCTAAATCCTGCACAGAGCAACGACGAACCCAAAAAACTCACTGATGACCTCCTAGAAATCACACAGGAATTGTCCGGCTCTGGCGACACCACCATGGGTAATATCGACCTTCAGAGAGTCGCCGCTTCAGCTATCGTGGCTGTAAACGACCAAGCGCAGTCCATGCACGACGATACCGTGGCTAATTTACAGCTCTTTGTCGAAGACATGGCGAACCTTTGGGTTGAGCTTTGGCAGGTCTTTAGCCCGAACGGTATGACGGTAGTCATGAAGAAAACCGTTCAGATGCCGGTTATCGACCCGATGACGGGCCAGCCTCAAATCGACCCGATGACGGGCCAGCCTCAGATGCAGACGAAAGAGATGGACGTTCCGGTAACGATTACCGCAGAGGAGTTAGACCAAATCAAACCTCTTACGAGAATCGACGTTACCAAGGATAACTCATTCACAAGAGAGGCTCAGCAACAGGTCATCGACGGGCTTTTGGAGAAGGGGCACATTTCCCTTGAAGAGTGGGTAGAACTGGCAACAGACACCTCGCCTGTGCCAAAACATGGCTTACAGACGATTATCGAAAGACGTAAACAGATGCAACAGGAGCAGATGCAACAGCAGATGATGATGCAACAGCAGATGCAAGCGCAACAACAACAGGCTATGCAGGAGTAACATATCACCTCCTTTTCTTCAAATAGCTGACCCGGGCAAGTCATAAAACTGCCCGATTTTTTATTGAATAACGAAAGGAGACGCTTCTATGGATTACGAAACAAGCGTAGAAACACCGGAAGTCGCTGAACCGGTCGAAGAAGCAGGCGTAGAAGAGCAGGAAGTCGCCGCCCCTGTGTCCGAGGAGCCGGAAAAACACGACTCCGATGCGGCCTTTGCGAGGATGAGAAGAGAATCCGAGCAGTACCAGCGGGAGCTGGAGACCGCAAGAGCAGAACTCGAAGAGTTGCGTGCTCAAAACGAAGCTCGAACCGAAACCTACAACCGCCTTACAGGCAGTGACGATGGCGAAGTCAGAGCTTTGGCAGAAGTTACAGGCTTATCAGAAGACGAGATAAGAGCCGAGATGGAAGCGGCAGAGGAATCCGCGGCAAAAGACCTGCAAATCGAACAGCTTGAGAGACGATTGCAGGACATTGAAGTCACAAGCATGATGCAGGGCCATCTTGCTGAAATTCAGAAAGTAGACCCATCTGTTACCGACTTGAATCAGCTCGGGGACGGATATGCGGCCTACATTGCGGCAGGGCTTGACCCAGTAAGAGCTTATTGGGCGTTGAAGTCTGAGGAAGGGGCGAACCACAGAGAACCACCGAAACCGGCAGGCAAGGTCGCTACCGGAAGTGCCGAAAAGGATTATTACACTGACGCTGAAATCGACGCTATGTCTTCTGAACAGCTCACGAAAAACTGGAAAAAAGTTATGGCTTCGTGGGACAGACAGGGGAAATAAGACTGTTCTGCGAGGCAGAATAGGAGAACACAATGTCATTTCAGAAGTTCAAGCCCGAGGTGTGGTCTGCTAAGTTCATGGAAGACCTCGATAAGACACTGGTCTTCAAGGAAAACTGCAACCACTCCTACGAGGGCGATGCAAGAAAAGTAGGAGATTCCATCAGAATCTTCGGCCTCGGCGATGTTCCGATTGGAGCATGGCACAACGGTAAGCTGAACGAGCTGGATGCACGGGATGAGATTTCCGGACACTCA